AATGTATCATTAACTTTCTTCTCATCCTTGTGTGTAGTTAATCTAAATTTAATTACATTCTTACTCAATGGTGTAGTCCACTCAAATTCATTCACACCTTTTGAAAGTGCTTTTTCATCATATTTAGAATTTTTCAATTTTGTTAAATCGTATGTATGTTCTATAGTGTTACCAGTATCAGGGTCTTTCAATTCGAAAACATAATCTTTTCCGTAACCTAATACTCTTGTACCCACCATGAGTGCGTTTTTATCACCAACCAACAAATCATCTAATTTTACTTTAGGGTCTGCGATAACACTTTCCAATAGTTTATCTATCACAATTCCCTTTTCAATTAAATTTGTTGATGTAAGAATATCTTCTTCTTTTGCTGTCATGTATTTGACATCTATTGTTCCACTACTTAATGGACTATCTTTAGGATATAGTAATCCCTTTGATGGTAAAGATAGTGTTTCAGTAGGAAACGCGTACTGATTTTCAGCCATTTTTATCTCCTATGAACTTTGAAATTAAAACCATATATAATAATTATGTTATAACCTAATAAAAACTTGAATTATTTTATTTTTTGTTCCCTAATACTTTTTCTGCACCTGCTATTCCGAAACTACCTAAAGTAGTAAATAAGAATGAATTGTACACAACATCATTGATAACTAAATCTTTACCCATGATACCAGTTACAACATCCGCACCTGCAAAGATAACCATTATTGTGAATGCTCCAAAACCAATTATTGATTTCTCATTGTAATCATTGTCATCTTTAAAAATTTCCCACATTTTCATCTGTCCTCCAGTCTTAGAATGATAACACAGCAAAATCGTAACGAAGTGTTAACGATATATCTGCCACATCAGTTCCGTTAGCGAAATCTAAATCATTAAAATTAGCAGTTTGAATAAATGCACCATGTAATGTCCACTCTTCAACTTTATCACCAACAGGACCTAAAAGGTTAAACTTGATTTCTTTCTTATAAAAATCAGAATAACCATCACGACCTGTAACTGATTCGTGGTGTAATCTTACCCACTCCATAACTGCCTGTGCTCCACTTGGAACGATTGGGTCGTATAGAGTAATTTCTAATGGTTCCCAAGTACCTTTACCTTTAAGGTATCTCTTAACATTAATATGATTTAATTCAATTTCCTCAAAAGTAATTTGTGGTCTATTTGCAGTTTTTACAAAATAACTTTCTATACCATCAATATACATAATGAACCTATTCTTTGTTTTAGGTTCAAAGGTTTTGAAAAATATTTCATCAGTTCCTAATATATCGGCCATGTGTTTTCTCCTAATAGTTTGCCGTTTTTTACTTCGATAATAAATATCTACTTTTTAAAAAAGATGTATTTCTTCATAATCTTTTTCGAAGTTTTTTTGAAGTTTTTTAAAAAAAGACTTGACTTGTATAGTATTTCCTTTGTATATTTAGGTGTTGATTGAGATGAGTACTTTTAAAAGTGGATAATCAACAATCCGTTGAAGGGCGTTGATAGAGATTAATCACCTCTTGAGTCTAATGGTGTTCTGAGATTGAAAGGATTGATTACCTGAGTAAATCGATGTTGAAGAACGAGAAGAGCTGTGGGGTTCAAATCCCCACCATCGGACAAAAAAAAGTTAAAAAAAGACTTGACATTGATATAGAATATTGGTATATTATAGTATGATAGTGAGAAAGATAATTGGTAGATATGTGATTGGAATGGGTATTGTTCCTTTCTTGGGATATCTGATAAAACAGATGGGAAGATTGGAAAGATTTATGCACAAACAACAAATGGATATATACTATCACTACAAAGATAGGCAAGATACTGAATTTTTAAATCACATCAGATTACAAATGAATTACGGAAAGGAAAATTAAGATGGAATATTATGATTATATGATGACGGAACAACAACAAACTGAGATGAATGAGGCTCAGGCTAATTTTGATAACTATATGATAGGTTGTATAGTTGGATTTTTAAATATGAACAATATAGGTGAGTTTGTACATAATCCTACTGAAGAAACAGTCTATGATAATGTTGAGGGTTATTACTTAACTTATGATGAAGTAAGAACATTAGGTGATGACCACAATTTTAATCTACAGAATTATGTATTATATGTAAGGAGCAAACACAATGGCTAAAGACCAAAGATTTTATGTAAATGCTTGTATTGAGATATATGTACCAGACCAAGGTTATGGTGAAAAATCCATGAAGAATGAACAAACTGATGCTGAATGGTTTGCTAATGAGATTTCTTCACAAATACCAAAGGCAATAAATAAGAACTTTCAATTTTCAGAAAGACCATATTCAGTAAATGATGTTATGGTTGGTAAGGTAGAAAGGGGATAACATGGAATTTGTAGGAATAACAATAGCAGTATTTCAAGCTATCGCAATTATAGTTATTTTAGAATTTATAATTAATCAATTATTTTAAAAAAAGACTTGACTTTTATTGTAGAATTGTGTATATTAATGTGTAAAGAAAAGGATAATAATTATGTTTTAATTGGTTTAATATAGGTTGGGTTATGTAGAGTTTCACGATATTAGAAACAACCCTTGTGAGTTAGGTGGTTAAACTCTCAAAATTTTTTCTATGTTCATTAGTTGACCTCCTAAAAAGAAAAACCCCCACTCGAATTTGAATGGGGGTTTTTTGTTATAAGTAACTTTATAAGTTAAACTTATTCAGGAAATGCTGCTCCTGTCGGTTGTATTACGAAGTCAAGTACGATGAACTCGGCAGTTCTTGTAGGTTGGATAAATATCTGTCCTACTAACTGATTTCTATCAACAACATCTGGTGTGTTGTTTGATTCATCCATCACAACTTTAAACGCACTTAAACCACTATTTGATTGTACACTCGCCAAGAAAGGATTAACGATTCCTAAGAATCTGTTTCTTGTTGCGGCGGTGTTCTGTTCAAATACTAAGTATCTTGAAGAAGAAGCAATAAACTTACGAAGTCTAATTAACAATCTTCTTACATTGATTCTATCAAGTGCAGATGGTTTTCCTTGTAATGTTTTTTGTCCAAACACTACAACACCTTGACCTGGAAATGAAGCGATAGGATTAATTCTACCCTCATACAAGTCATCTCTTTCTGTATGAGTTAGTCTTGTTTTAGCTTCTAAAACAGAACTTAATCCACCTCTATTTAAACCAGCTGGTGCGAACCACTCATGTGCTACACTATCTGTGAAACTAATCACACCAGGTATCACTACTGATGGTGGAACCCATTTTGGTTTATTTTTAACTTCATCAAGTATTTTCACCCAAGGATAATAAGTAGCCGCGTAATTTGTATCAAGTGTATTTATATCACTTAATGAATTCGCAACACTTCTTCCCCATCTTGAACCATCCATTACATAGAATGCATCGGCTCTGGCTTCTACTTTACTGATACCATGATTAGTAACTGAATTATGATATTCATGAATAATACCAGGTGTTACTAATAAATTGATATCAAACTCATCAGGATTAGAGATAGCGTTTATAGCTCTCTTGAATGCAATTGAACCACTTGCGTTGGCTCCACTACAATCAAATCCCATAGTGTTAGTAGCTGAAATATCATTACCTGTCGCTTTTAGTATCGTTGGGTCATCTCCATCAAATCCACCTTGTAATGGTGCAACAAATTTTCTTTGTGCTTTTGCAGATAACGCAAGAGTAATCGCCTCAGCGGCTGTTGATTCTTGTGTATCTCCAAGAGTAGTTGCATCATCAGAACCTAACATATTCTCAAGTGAGAAAACAACATTACTACCAGTACCAGCACTTGCAGGTATTGGTGATAAATATTGTTTATTATCATCATTTGAGAAATCCCAACCATAGTAAACATTGGAATCAAACACACCAAGTGTATTTGTTTGTGCGGTTACGAAACTAGCTGATGGTGTTGCACTTCCACCTAAGACTGGAACTGATGCTCCTTGGAATCCATGTGGTAACAACGACTCATCGATACCCTCAAGATTTGATTCATAAT